TTCCCACCAATCTTTAATCTCATCTTTTGTAGGAGGAACATCTGTAATTTCAGGAACAAGAATATCACCTACTGTACCTAGGTCATCAGAGTCTTCACCACGTACATCTCTTTCTGCCTGAGCTAATTGCTGCATTTCAAATTGCTTATACTGATCAGGTGTTAAACCTAATGCTGTAATTTCTGGAACAAAAATATCACCTACTGTACCTAGATCATCATAGTCTTTACCACGTACATCTTTTTCTGCCCGAGCTAATTGTTGCATTTCAAATTGCTTGTATTGATCAGGTGTTAAACCTAATGCAGTCGGCTCTGGTTTAGAAGGAACGGCAGTTGGTTGAGGTACTGCAGCGTCAGCTGAACCAATTGGATTAAGAGATTTAAATATCCTTGACCAGATTGAAGGTTCATCCTGTTGTGGTTGAAAGTTAGATGCATATTCTGTACGCTTATCTAGCCGCGCTTTTTCAGGGTTAGCTTTTTCATAACCTTCTAAAAATATTTTAGCAGCTTCTTCAGGTGTCTTTGCTTGATTCATTTGATTACGCACATTACCAAAAGCTTCGGAGTTTTCCATTTCAGCAATCATAAAATCTAATTGTGTTTCTGGATCTGTCCACTTTGTTCCGCGCTCATTAGAAAAATCAACCAGATTAAGGGGATCAGTATTAAACCTTCCGCCACTTTCCCATTGTGCTAAACCACGACCTGCCCCTGTTTCACCACTACTAAGTATCTGTCTTGAATCAGGATCAAGGTTTGATTCTGCATAGAAATTACCCATAATACCGCGAGCTGCAGCATCAGTAAAATCACGCTTACGTAGCATTGTATAAAGCTGTTGTGGGTCTAATGCTGGTACATCTTTTATTTCCGGTTTAGGTTTAGGTAAAGGTACCCCTTCACCAGCAGCAGCATACATTGGAATTGTACCACCTTGTGCTGCTTGTACTGTACGACCTGCATTATTCATCTGTTCAATCTGTGGTTCAAACATTCGAACAGCTTCTGCATTCATTACAAATTCACCAGGCGTAAGCCATGCAGGAACAGTATCAGTACCTTTTGGTTTACCTGGGTGATTAGGAATCATTGACATCTCTGGAACGGAGGTATCAAATTCAATAGAGAACATATTACCATGCCGGTCTTTCTGTTCAAACTTTTTGAGTTTCATTATCCTTTACCTCCACTTGAGCCACCACCATTACCTGAGGGCCCATCGTATTCATCTTCCATACCTGTAACTCCTCCACTAAATGCGCCTGCTGTTCCTGAAGAATCAGTCTGATAACTACCACCTTCTCCATCACTTACATTAAAGCCACTCATACCAGCACCCTCGGGGTTTGAACGCGCTTCTAGTATTTGATTACGCGCTAATTCTGTTTGAGCATTATTATTTAAAAGTGAAACCTCTTTTCCAGTGTACGGATCGTTTATACTAATAACCGTACCTTGAGGTGTTTCAATTTGACCAGCTTCATTAATTACCCCAATGCCCATTTGTGTTCTTGCTAGATCGCCTGGCTGTGTACCAAATCTACCTGAGATATTTGTAGGCATTGGGCGGCTACCATCAAAGCCTAGCATTTCAGCAGTGATTGGGGTACTGCCCATAAAATCAAAGTCGTTTGTAGAATAGCCTTGATCTTTAGCATAAGCAGGGTCTACAGCAGCTGTATTAGCTTCAATTAAACCTTGTATGGTTGGAAGCCCTCTTGCATCTGCAGTGCCCCTTAGCATTGCAGCTCTAGCTTGCGCAGTATTAAGACTTGGGTTAATTGCTTGTTGTGCATACAAAGAGTTTTCATAACTTCCTAGTAATGAACCGGGGACACTTTCTCCAGCGGCTCTTAAATTACTATAGCTATCTTTTAATCCGCCGTAATAATCAGTAACCCCTGCATAAGATTGCGCAGCTCTACCGGTAATTGGATCATATGCACGACCTTGACTACCAAAAACATTACCAGCTGCATCATATGTTCCATATGTTCCATATGTATAATCTTTATTTAAATCCATTTTATCAGCAATTAAACCACCAAGTGGAAGTGCAGCAAGACCTAGTGCTAATGGATTCTGAGTTCCACGTGTATACCCAAGTGATTGGGCAGCAGCTATTTTGTCTGGTTGACTTACGTCTTGGCCCCCATTACTTGCAGCTTGTGTAGCTTGAATAGTATTATTCGTAGCCATAGTTGTTGCAGGCATAGGAGGAGGAGTAGTTGGCGGGACATAAGGTGTTGTGCCACTTGCAGTATAACCAGTAGTGGTTGCAGGACGAAAGCCTGTGCCTGTAGGCTGAGCAAACGGGTCTTGATTATAAGTCATTGGTTGTGGGCTTGCTGCACCTGCTCCAACTGTATTAACTGCAGGCGTTTGTGTACCTAAAGTTTGTGGACTAGAAACTGGCGCAGTTGGTGGCGCAAATTCTGAGGGACCATAGCGCGTTCCATATTGGGGAGTTAAGCTATATGTCGGTTGATAAGGAATTATTGACATGACTATACTCCTTTAGATGCTAGGGGTCCACCATAATTAATTTCAATTTCTTCAGCAACTTTGCCGCCATTTTGTTTATACTTTACTTTATTAATATTTGTCATTGAAAGGGGACCATTAACATAGCCACCTTTATTAAAGAAGCTACCTAGTAAACTTTTAAGCATAGGTAAAGCTGTTTCATAAGCAATTTCACTAGCTACTCCACCAGTAGGATCTCCCATAGCAGCGCCCACTCCTGCCGCAGTTTCACCACCTGCCTTCTCTAGCATTTTTTCACCAGCCTTATCTACAGCTTTGCCTATTGCACGCTGTCTCATTTCGCCTAAAATACCAGGTTCTTGTAGTTCTACTGGTGGCGCACGATATAGCGGGCCCTTCATTTGTTCTCCGGTCACCATTGGTTTAGCAAGCTGAATCATTACTTACCTCCACCGGATGTGGCAGTTGATTGAGGTGAATTCTGAAGATAACCAAAGTATCTTTGTGCACTTGTATGTGGTGCATCAAGTCTTTGTTGCTCATACTCTTGTAATGTGCTTCCTGCTTGACCTAGTGCTTCAATACCACCTGCGGCTTCTGCTTGTCGACGCTGTTGATACTCTAACGCTTTATCCGCTAAAGCACTCTGCATGGCCCTCTGGCTACGCGCAGAGCCCAGTGCGCCTGCTGCACTAGCTTGACCTACTTGAGAACCCATAAGGTTCTCCAGATCGCGCCGTTGGGCTGCTTGCGTGTTATATAAACCTGTACCTGACATTGCTTGCTCAGCTAATTGAGACTGCATATCAATTGCACGCTGTTGTCGTGGATCCATTTTTGCAACAATAGCATCAGGTCCTGCGCCAACTTCACGTTCATATCGACTCGTAACATCCCCAAGTACACGGGTTAAATATTGTTTATATTCCGGATCAATACCGGTTGTTGTAGTTTGACTACCACCTCCACTACCCATGCTCATTCTCCTGTTGAATATTATTCATATTAATCTCCTGATTAATTTTACCGTGTGCAGAATAGTATAGATCTGCCCCGTATTTAATCTTTAATAATTTAGTGTACTGTTCGGAATGTTTTTCAGCCCGAATTGAATCAGCTCTCCACCTCATACCACCATGGTATTTAGTATGCTCAATCATTGCATTGAACAATCTAATAACAGTAAACGCATTACCAATATCTTTATTGATAATACAATCTTTTACGTCCATTGTATAACGATTGTTATAATAGCTTTTAAACGTAGATGCTAATAGAAAACCAATTAGCTTGCCATTATCATAATCACCAATAGCTAAATAATGTGGATTGCTTTCTTTTTGTTTTGCAACAATATCAAGAAAGAAAGAAATCCATACGGCTTCGTTACGCTCGTATCCACCGTATGTATTTTCTTTAGTTGATTTATCCATAAGCTGAATAGCTTCGAATACATCGTTGTCCTCAATACGTCTTATCATCGTGCATTCACCTTTGCTTGTAAGTCTGCAAAATCGCTAGCTGTTTTAATTTGATCAATCAGCCTTAGCAATCTTTGTTCGCTGTTATTAACTTCTCTTACTAACTCTAGCAAAGCAAAGTTAAGAGTTTTATCCTCGGTTAGAGGAGGGTTCTGAATAGCCATTACTTTACACCCCCTTTCTGAACGCCTAGTTGTAAACCTGAAAAGCGCCAGCTATTAGTATTACTACCAGTATAACCAGAAGCAGTACTAGCTGCAGCATCATCAACCCTATAATTAAGGAAGCGACCTGTTATACGCATATCTGTTTTATAACTAGCTGCTACAACATAATCATTAACTACTAGTTTATTTTGTCTAGCGTCTGTTTGATTGTTATCTTCTGGTGTAGTAAGATAGGGTATTTCGCCAGGATAATTAGTAGCTCTAGCTCTGATTTGTAGCGTAGCTCTTTGAGGTACACCACCAACTTCAGTAACTGTGCCACCATCTGCCCATAAAGCAATACTACTTAATAGCTCAGTATCAAAGTTAGGTGTAACTGAGAGACCTTCACGTTCAACATAAGAAACATAAGGTGTTCCTGCGAATGTAAAGCCTACATCACCTGCACGAATACGGTTAAATAGTGTACCTTCTGTAAAGCCAGACTGCGCAAAGACAGGGTAACGTCTATTAGGGTTAGTTTTTAAAGACGACCAAGGCCGCTCAATATCAAACGTAGTACTAATAGTAGTTCCAGTAGTGTCTTGTGTAGGTGCACTTGTTGCAACAGTATTACCTTCAGCTACCGCAATTAAGCTAGCTACTGTAGGTGCTACTGATGCTGCTACAACCTGTGTTGCAGGAGAAAACAACTTAACATAGTTAGCTGTATTGCTAAACTGTGATGGGCTAATAGTAATCTCAGTTGGTGCCGAAGCACTATCAGGTATTACGATAAGAGTTTGATTACTACTAATAGCTGTAAGCGCTGCAAGCATCGCTGTTTCTAAATCTGCTACAGTACCGTTAGGCTTAGCCTGTTCAACTGTATTAGTTCTAGCAGGATCTTTATCAGGATCATAGTACAGATTAAGATAATCAGTAGCATTAGCTGCACCTGAATCTCCATATGGACTATCATTAGCAGCGGGTGTAAAGTCAGGATCAAGTAATCTACCCGGGCCTTCTCCATAGTGTCTATCAAAGATTACACTATCGCCTGTTAATGTTTGCAAAGTAACTGTTACCCTAGTCATCTTAGCAAAGATAGGATCAACACCCTCGGTAACAACTGCCGAAGCATTTGATACAAGTGGCGTTACTAACGTACCGGTTCTTGAGTCACCATTAACAACAGTATAATTAAATACCCCTGCAGGGTTGTCTCTATTTACACTTGTAAAAGTAAGAACTTCATTTGTCCGTGATACTGTAAAGTAAGTAGTATCCGTCCAAGCTGCTTCTAATGCGGTAGCTATTTCTGTTGCAGTTATTTCGGCTACGTTTGTCGGAGATGAACCTGAGTCAGGATCAAATGCTGCGGTACTATTAAAGTTTACAGTTACAGCTGACCCTTGAGGCGGCGTAAGAGTAATACTATCCGTAGTATTGTGCTGAGCTACACCCGCTCTTGTTTGAGCATACGTAAAGTTGCTACTACTAAAGCCAGGTGGTAAAGCGCCACTGCTTGTTACTGCTATACTAAAGTTATTTGAAATTATCCCAACTGCAGAAGCAGTCGCTGTAATTAATCCTGTCCCAGTAGTTGTACTCCAATTGGCATTTGCATTAATTAAATTACTAATTGCTGTAACAACTGTAGCTCGTGTTTGTGTACCTGATAAAGTAACATTACTTGTAGTATTATCAGGAAAGGTTACTGTTATTGTAGGTTGTGGAATATTATTATCAACACCCTCAGTTATTACTGTAACAGTACTAGTTAAGTTTCCACCAAACTGTGTTTCAGGATAAGTGGTCCCACTATATGAAGTACTAAATGTAATTGTCAAAGGACTATGATTTCCACCAAGTACTGAGGTAAACCTTACATTGTTCCCATTAGCAGCCACACTATAAATAGCGCCACTACTCCCATTGAAAGCAGAACGAGCAGATAGTTTAGTAATAGCATTATCTCTAATCGCCGTTGTAGCCGTGAGATTTTTTGTAAGAGTAATTGTTTCATTAATTGCGGCATGTACACCTACTACAGCGGGTGCTGTAATTGTCATAGATATAGCAGGGCTTAACGCTGTTGTAATACCATATATACCTATTCCGGTTATAATTGAATTAATTACTAAATTACTTGTCGTGCCGCCAGATACCGCAAACGTAGAGGTACTAAATACCCTAGGCCCCGGAACATCTGAAGTTAACGTTAAAGTATTCGTAGTAGCAGTTGCTGTAAAATCTGATAATGCAAAGTTATTGTTAATGTAATCACGCACAGCCGCTACGAACTGTGTCATAGTAATTGTGGCACCATCAGCATAGTTTGTACCAAGCACGGCAATTGCTGGAAAGCTTACATTACCAATACTACTATCACCATTAATAATAGCACTAGCCCCACCATCAAGATGAGTTGTTTGTGAGCGATCGTATACAAAGGTTGTTGCACTTGGAAAAGCTAAAGTACTTTGTGCATTAACAGTATTTGGACCAGTGTCACCAGTTACTAAAAGATCAACAACCTCTAAGACATCTGTTGTAAAGTCACTAAATGCGGATACAGCTACTGTCTTAATAGCTTTAGTACCTATCGTTTTCTTAGGTGTCTTACCATTAATTGTTAGCACTTGAGTTTCACGTTTACCCGTATTACTATAGCCAGCATTACCTGAACTATTCTCTAGTGCAATAGTAGCAATTGGAATACCTCCACCTTTAATAGGTGCGTAAGTACCCCCTGTCACATTATTTAAATCTCTAATAGTCCAAGTGTTATCTCTATAGTTCCAAATTAAAGCTTCATCGCATTCGCCTGCGAGCGAAGCAAGAGTAGGGTAGTTAATCCATACTTCATTTTCTTGATGGTTTAGTATTAAGAATAGTTGCTTATCATGAATAGGATTAATGTTTTTAAAGAAGTACTCTGATACACGACCATCTGCTAATGATGCAATATCTCCAGGGTTACCTGCAAAAGCATATATATCATTTGATCCAACAATAAATAGCTTACCATCGTATTCAATTACAGACCCTGTATTAAGGCAACCATACTCATCTGTCACAGGACTAAAAGATACCGGTGCTATAGGGTTACCAGTTAACCGCATTACATGGATAGAGTCAGTACTAAAGATATACATATTACCCTGTAATGATTTCATATCTTCAATAATATTTGTTTCTGATAAAGTAAATTCATCAGCTGTACTTACACCAGCACCAAAAGGGTTCCAATTATTTGGCACTGCTCCGGGAACTGCAACGTCAGATGTTCTAACAACACCTGAGAGTCTACGGATAACAGCATTAGTAACTGAGTCACGTTCGGTTAAATCACCTGCTACAAGAAGATCACCAAATGATTCAATGATACCTGTGGTAGTTGTAACAGTATTACGAGAACGTACTACGACCTTTACAACATCATTTGCATTTAATGCATTAGTATAAACTACTGTGGTATTAGTAGCTTCATCAATATACACTTGGTACTTTGATGTTACAACTGAAGGTAGGGTACTAGGTAATGCACCGGGAACAAAATCAATTGCTCCAGGAGTTCCAGTACCTGCTGGTGTACCTGCTTCAATGCTTTTAGTAGTACTAGTATTAACTGTAACTACAAGCTCATTAATAGCAAAGTCTACCTTTTGACCAGTATCAAATAAGTAAGAGTCATTAGCATTCCAAGTATCTTCAATGGCCGTTTGCTCAACAGAGTACCCATCCCATCCTGGAAGATCAGCTAACACAATATTATTAATATCAGTATTACCTGGGGTATCTAAGATGTATTGGGGGTGATCCAAACCATTGTTAAGAATAAACGCAAAGCCACCTGCAAATAAAGTATGCTGCCATTCTGATGGAGTATACGTAAAGCCATCAGCAAGTGTGGTTGGGGTTAAGTCTTTCTTATTACCAAGGTGATCTTGAATATAAACTTTTTGCCCGACAGTTACGTTATTACGTACATAGTCAACTACAAAGATATAGTAAACAGCATTAGGTGCTACGTTAGGATTTTCCCAATTAGCAATGAATCTTACTTTACCAAAGGTTTCTCCAGATGCTGTAAGATCGCTTGTAATATTATTAAGCAATACTTCACCAGACATCTTAGCCACTGCTTTATCTCTGAACCTAATATTCTTTACATCACTAAATACATTAGGGCCGAGGGCAATAGGAGGAGTGTCCTTGACAACCCCTAAGTCTGCAATATCGGTAACAGAAATAATTTCTTCTGCCATGTTACTCCTCCATTATTATATAATTATTACGAGCACTCTTTTTGGCCAGTGAGCGGGTCGATAAAGCAAGCTTCGACCGTTCCCTCTTCTTCAACCATTTCCTGAGTCTCGCTAGATATCTTCGTTTCTTTTTCCACGGTTTCTTCAATGGTGTTAAGGATTCCAAATCTTTTTCCAGACAACCGGAACGTAGTGCATCCCTTCGCCCCGCCCTTCCAGGCATCAACATACACTTTCTTGAAGTCTTCATAAGAGACATCATCTCCCACATTACAAGTTTTTGAACATGCAGAATCAACGTAATGCTGAGCTAACAATAAAACAGCTAAATGATCCTGTACAGAAATGTCGTTTGCTGTTTTGCTTTCTATTCCGTGGGCATATGCATAATCCTCCACGCGCTCTACTTTAGGTCCATCAAATGTTTGAATGGTTCGTTCATAGTAATGCGAAAAGACGGGTTCAATTCCGCCTGAAACATTATCAGCTACAAGAGATATTGTACCAGTCGGTGCAATAGAAGTAAGGTGACTGTTTCTAATACCATGTTCCCGTATCTCCTTTTTAACAGAGGCAGGTAGGCTGCGAATAAAGTTAGATTGTAGGTAGGCTTCACGATAAAGTGGGAACGCACCTTTCTCTGCTGCTAGTCGCGCTGATGCTCTATAGCAATTGTCACGCAAGCATGCGAATACTTTTTCTGCCCACACAAGAAATTCTGGTGAGGCATAAGGCATTCCGAGCATTTCTCCGGCATTAGCCAGACCAGTGACGCCAAGTCCCATACGGCGCTTGTTCTTTGCTTCGTCTGATTGTTGTTTAAGTGGATAGATTGTTCTGTCAATAACATTGTCCATCCCCTGCACTATATGCGGAATGTCCTTTTTAAATTGCGTAAAATTAAATTCGTTATCTTCAACATACTTAGTTAAGTTAAATGATCCAAGCAAACATGCACCATAAGCAGGTAGGGGTTGCTCACCACACGGGTTGGTAGCAGCGATCTCTTCACAATAAAAGAGATTGTTCATTTCAGTTATTCGATCAATAAACAATACGCCAGGCTCAGCCCAATCCCAAGTGCTAAGCATGATTTCATCCCAAAGCTTAGTGGCCGATACGGTTTTAACGGTGAGTCCATCAAAGCACAGTTCAAAAGAATCATCCCCATCATTCTGAAGAGCCTCCATAAATTTATCAGTAATACCTACACTAACATTAAAACCAGTAAGCTTATCAGAATTACGTTTAGCAGCAATGAACTCCTCAATGTCTGGATGGTCCACGCGTAGTACTCCCATCTGAGCGCCACGGCGATGGCCGGATGATGCAATAGTTTGGCAAACAGAATCGAAGATACCCATAAAAGAAACCGGTCCCGACGACTGCGAGTCAAGAGATTTAATCCGGTCGCCGCGGGGACGGATCTTGGAAAAGTCATAACCAATCCCACCACCTCTACGCATTGTTTCAGCAGCTTCACTAGCCTTCTCCATAATGCTATGCATACTATCTTCAATTGTACCAGATACAAAACAGTTATATGCAGTTGTAATTCTATTAGATCCCATAGCAGATTGTACTCTGCCTGCTGGTAGGAACCTCATATTACCTAAAATATCTTCTAGGTTATATTGATGCTCTGGATCATCACTAAGTGCTTTTGCTATTCTTTTAATCTTATCATCAAAACTTTCATTCTCTTGTCTGTATTTCATCTTATCAATCTCTTGTGAGAGTGACATAAATGGTCCAGAGTATTCAATATTTTTCATTTTTTATTTCCTCTATAAGATAGATGTGCCTTCCTCTTATAGGGGACATTTAATTCGGTTTTACACATTTTGCATTCTTTTTACAAGCCTCTCAGCCCGTTGTGTAACTTGTTTATACCAACGACTATCAACCATCTCAATGGCTGCCATGCACCAATCTTGGGCCGCTATGGCTGCTTTAAAATTCTTAAAGCCGGATAAACGGGGTAAGCCCATATTAAACATCATATTAGCAATAATTAATTGCACTTCTTCTGGTAAGGTATTAAAATCTGGGAATAAACTTACACAGTCTTTAAGAACAATTTCAATATCATTAGCAAAGCAATCATTAACTCTGTCTTCAGAAACTGGAGTACCAACTGGCTGGTCATATTCTGGATCACTCTTTAATATTAAATGTCCGATTCCAAAGGTAGGAAGTTTAAGATGATCTAAGTAGATTTCATACTTAACCCCTTCATCTATCTTTAATTCCTCACGCAATTTTTCTAAATTCATTTTGTAACGTTTTTCACCTTTTCAAATGTACGTAATCCACCAAGCCCAAGCATTCCCATAAGGACTGTAAGTAATGAAGTCATATCAAATTGTGGTAACTCAGGTAAAGTCATACCAGCATATGCACTACCGAATATAATAAATGGTGCAAGTACAAAATGCCAAGCAAGTGCAATCCCACAAGTCCAACCAACAAATGGTCGCCAGCCTGCAACAAATATACTACGATGTTGAGCTTCAGCTTTATTTATTTCAAGCTGTCCCTTTGCAAGCTCTTGTGCATGACGACCTGCCATTGTTGCAAGGTCATGGGCGAGCTGCGCTTTTTGATCTTTGTCTTCTATAAATTTATCAAGTAGGCTACTAACTGGGCCTATTAATGCTTCAATCATATTGAACCTCCTTTAGCTTTTCTGCACTGATATGCTTTTGCGCTATGGTCATTTAATGAATTAATTCTTAAACGCATTTCTTCTGCCCGAACTATACATTCTTGAATAGTTATATAAGGCCCTCGCGTATCATGCGCTTCAAAACAAAGAGTTGAATTTGATAAAAGACAAACTAATAAAACAGTTTCAAACATTTTGTCCTCCCTAAGATAATCCTTTAAGCCAACTGATATAGTAGTATCCACCAACAACACCAATTACTATTGATAGAGTAACTACAATGGTGGCTATAATTCTTTCTCTTTTAGCAGCCTCTTCTTCAAGTTGCTTTTTAATTTCAGCACGTTCATTTGCAATCTCAGCTTGAAGTCTTTCCCATTGTCCGGGCTTACCATAAAGCTGAAAGATAGATCGTAATTCATTACGCATATCTTCTAGTTTTTCTTTACGAAAATGCTTTTCAATAGCTGAGTCTTCTGCTAAAGAAAACTTAGATTTCTTTTTTCTTGCCGCACCGAATTGGAGTTCTGCCTCTCCTTGCGCGTAACGAGCAACTGCATTACTCATAGTAGAAAGGTCACGCCCCATCTCTATACCTTTTTTAATTGCGGAATGCCCTGCAGATAAGGCGGCGAAAGCTGACACTGGGTCGATCATTTAGTATACCCTCACATTTTCTATATTAATGTATTTTGGAATACAATAGGCTGTCACTCGATCCTTTGCATTGACGTAATCATTATATTTATAGTTACCGTATTGTTTAGAAACTTGACTAGCAAAATAAAGGCACTCGTTTATATTATAAAAGTACATATCTGCGCTAGTTAGTTTTCTTGTTTCACCCGTCCCCAGATACACTAAGAGCAGGAATACATGCGTCATAGCTGTGTTATAAGCATTACGGCTAGGCCAATCATAGATGCCGTTGATATCATAATCATTGCCTCTAGTCGCCACATTCGTTTGTCTAAACTTTCAAGTTTATCATTAACCATTTGGTATCGTATTGCACATTCTTTTTCGTGAGCCTCTAGCTCCATTTGTACTTTAAGTTCAGGTACTAGCCTCTGTTCTGTTTTCATTATATTACCTTTATTTTAGGGTGGCTTGGGTATTCAACAGGATATATGTACTCAGTAACAATGTCTTGCTCTTCACCTTTGTTGTTTAGTCCTGTAATTAAAACCATACCATCCGCAGTTGTTGTGTTAACCATCCGGTCTACTAAAATTTTTTGCTCATTGGTTGGAACATAAGGTAGCACAGATCCTATACATAAAACTAATTCAAACTTCTCATCAGGCCATTCGTACCTAAAGTCTAACTCAGGGTGTAATACTTTTGCTGCATCGTGGATGTCATAACAAACAACAGGCATTGGTAACCTGGCCTCTATGTCGCCTGTTCCGCATCCTACTGATAAAACATTACCGCCTTTATAAAACCTCTTTACTCTTAGTACCTGTCTTGTAACGTATGCTTCATAGTCTGGAAAGAAACCTTTGTATGAACCATCAAGCATACAGTTATAGAAGTCTGTTATTCCTTCGGATACATCGCTTTGATTTCCGCTACGTGTGCTTGCCATGCCTCTATTCCATTCTCTGTTATGTACTCAAGCTGTGCGTTAACTAAACCATAAGCATCTAGTCGGTCATCTAGCCATTGAGGATTTACTATTTCCTCATCATCAAAGCCACCAACAGGTAATGGTGACGCTGTTCCAGTTCCGTTTTCTCTTAAAAAGCTGGGTGCTGAAGTCGTTGGTGCAGGTTTATAATTCCAAACTTCGGCATCAAACTGTTCCTGAGACATTGCATCTGATGTTTTGATTCTAGCCCAAGAGCCATCAGGGAATCTTACATCTACGTTTCCATCATCGTGAATTTTTTCTATTGTATAATCACTCATTACCATTTCCTCATCGGACATTTAGTTGATTTAATCTTGGTCTTTAAGTTCATAAAGCACCCACATTTCTTGCACTGATTTATTACTGGCCTTAGCCACTCACAGCTTTTGCATATAGCCATACGTTCTTCGCTTGTCATTATGCTGCTCCTGCAAGTGTGCCTGTGTTGTTCATTGTGTAGGC